TGCCTTCATAAAATCGAGCATCAACATATCTTTTTGTATCGCTAAAATATTCATCTAGTCCGCCATTCATCTGAAAGAATCCTTTTGTTTTTAGAATATTTTCAACTGCACTCTGTAATTTTTTTACTGTTAATCGGTCAATGGCCTCTATGCTGACCTGATAGACAAAATGTTTAGCTAGTGAATCATTGCTACTCATAGCTGTTTGTTCTGGTGGACCAGTCGGAGTAACAGTTATGCTTGTCAAACTTCCTGATAAATTTTCATACCTAGAATAACTTTTAAATCCACCCGTTTTTTGAATTGCTAGAATATCAGGGTCATTAGCTAAAGCTTGCATAAGTTCATTTAGCATATCATTCATTTTAACAACTCCTTCAAATTAGCTTGCGCTGTCTTAACAAATTTTTGTCCTTGAGCATTTGAAAATCTTTGTAAAGCGCCAAAACTTTTATAACGATATGATTTACCATTTCTGACAAAACCATTATTTTCAAGATGAACAAGTCTCCAATGCTTACCATTGTTACCTATCTTTATGACGGGGAATCCTGATGTTCTAGAAACATTCCCTCGAACAACCCCTGCTACTGTATCACCAGAATTTGCAAATTTAGAAAGAGTGCTCTTTAAATTAATTACAGCTTCATCTGCAGATGCTTTAAGCGCATCACTTTCTATCTTTCTTACACGAGTTTCACTAAACTTTTCTCTTAGTTTAGCTTCAATTTCTTCAAACCCTTTGATTGTCATTGAACTACTCATTAAGATTCGTCCCTCCTAAAATTATTTTCAAGAAAGTTCGGTCATGAAAATCAGGCTGAATGTCAACTATCCCCCAAACCTGACCTGAATATCTAGGGTCGTCAATAATAACTTTGTCATCGTTTTTGGGTTGATAACTCGTTAAGGGATCGCGAATTTTTATCGTTGCTCCATTCTTAACATTTTGGCTTCCTAAGATAGTCAAATCTTTATTGCTTGGGCTATACACATCCGCAAGTGTTTTAAACTTTTCAATCAATTCTCCACCTCTTCCATCAAAAGAGGTGTCAGGGCCTACTCGTTTAAAAGTAACTGAAGTTCGCATCGTTCCATTATTCGTTCGGTTAGAAGATTGAAGGACTTTCTGTGATTTTATCATCACTTTCCTCGCTTTCTTCAGGTTGATTAGCTAGAAAAACGTCACGAATGTTTTGAGAATAATTCTCTTTGAACTCATCAAGTGCATCATAGTAAGTATAACGTGAACGCTCATAGATTAACTCCTCAACTTCGGGGTCAGTGGCATCAGATACACCAACCAACCGAAGAATTGAAGTAT